TAAGAAGAAAGCGAGAGAAAACAGCAAGATAGATAATGTTGGAGATTTTTCAATAACTTTTTGAAAAAGACTTGACAACTCCAAATGTTCGTGTATAATGTGTATTGTAAATTGATGAACTGCTTAATAAAGGAGCATATATTATGACAAAAGCTAATGTGTTTATGGTTGAAGAGAATTCAACACAGGAACTATCTAAAACCGAAATTGTAGCAATGCTACAGGACGATATCGCAGAAGTGGTATTCACTAAGAAAGATGGGACAGAACGTGTGATGGAATGCACACTTATGAAGGATCATCTACCAGAAATTGTGTCTAAGTCTCAAGCTAAACGCCAGACTGTTCAGCGGGCACCTAATCCTGATACTGTAGCTGTATTTGATATTGAGAATGATGGATGGCGTTCGTTCCGTCTTGATTCTATCAAGTCTATTGGATTCCCAAATAGCGTTATTGCCTAATATTGAGGTTATAAATAATGCGTAAGAATGATGTAAAGGTTCTATCTGAAATAGAACACGTTCTTCACCGCCCAGGAATGTATGTTGGTGATACCACTATTGGTACACATAATAAATGGGTGATGGAAGATGGTTCTATTATCAAGAAGAATGTTGATATTGTACCAGCATTCTTAAAACTGTTTGATGAGATTATCAGTAATTCTATTGATGAGGGATTTCGTACAGACTTCAAATATTCTAATGAAATCAAGGTGAGGGTTGAGGGCAATGGAAAAATTACAATCGAAGATAACGGAAGAGGAATACCTGTTGTTCTGTCTGATGGCGGAGGCAAGACTCAAGCAGAACAAGCCTTTACGAACCTTCGAGCGGGTGCTAATTTTGATGACGATGGTCACGTTTCTATCGGTACTCACGGTCTCGGTTCTACTTTAGTAAATATTCTATCCAAGAAATTCATTGCTCATACTGATGATGGTAAGAAACACTTCCGTCTCCAGTGTAGTAAGAATATGAGTGAGATTGGTACGGAAGTTACGAAGAGTAAAGGCGTGAGAGGCACTTCCGTATCATATTTTGCTGATTTTGATAGACTCGGAATGGACGGTATTGATGCTGACCATATGAGTTTGATTGAAAAACGTGTGACTGATTTGGCAGTATGCTTTCCACAAATCAAATTCAAATATAATGGTAGACTTGTCAAGTCTGGTACATTCAAACAATACTTAAAACAAATCGGAGAAACCTATGAAATTTGCGAATCATCTACTTTCAAGATCGCAGTTATTCCGTCAGAAGGTATGGAGACTATTTCTTTTATTAACGGAATCGACACTTTTGGCGGGGGCGTTCATTGTGATATTGTTAGTAGTGATGTCGCTGGAGCCTTAAAGGACGCAATTAAAAAGAAACATAAATTAGACATTCGTGTGCCAGACATTAAGAACCGTCTGTTGTTTGTAATCATTACAAATGATGTGGGCGACCCTAAGTTTGATTCACAAACAAAAGAGCGTTTGACAAATAACGCCAATGAGATTAAACCGATCTTTGAAGGTGTAACAGATGATAAATTCATTAATCGTATTATGCGAAATGAAGAAATTATCCAACCAATCATTGAGGCACTTCTGTTGAAGAAACAGATGGCAGAAGCCAGAGCGTTACGCAAGGCTCAAAAGACTGCTAAGAAAAAGAAGGTTGCCTCCCATATTAGTGCTACAAGTAAGAAGTCTGATGATAAGATCCTGTTTATCACAGAAGGACAATCTGCAATTTCTAACTTGATTAATGTGCGCCAGACTGCAATTCACGGTGGATTCCCATTGCGTGGTAAAGTGCGTAATGTGAGAGAATTGAAGCCAACTGAAATTATGAAGAATAAAGAGTTATCTGAATTGATGAGTATCATTGGTTTAGAACTTGGTGAGCCAGCAGAGGATTTGAATTATGGTAGAATTGGTATTCTTGCTGATGCTGATTTTGATGGTTTTAGTATTGCGGCACTCCTAGTCAACTTCTTTTCTAATTGGAAGGAATTGTTTGATGATGGACGTATCCTCTTCATTAAATCTCCAATTGTTATTGCCAAGAAAGGAAAACAAGTTAAGCGGTATTATGACTTGAAAGATTTTCACGATGATGCACTTGACAACAAGTGGAGAATAGAGTACAATAAGGGTTTAGGAAGTCTTTCTGTTGAAGAGTATAATCTGATGATTAATGACCCTGTAACAGAAACGATTGATTATGACAGTGGTGCCGATTCTTCTCTTGAAACAGCATTCGGTAAGAATTCTGCTCCACGTAAACAATGGTTAATGGTATGAATGTAACAGAACTGATTGATGGACAATATAAGGATTATTCGAAGTACGTTCTGTACTCTCGGGCAATTCCACATATGATTGATGGCCTTAAACCATCCCAACGTAAAATTCTTTATACAGCATTAAAGACTGCTAATAGTAATCGTATCAAAACCGCATCGTTGAGTGGTAATACAATCTCTCAGGCGAACTATCACCATGGGGATGCGTCTTTGAATGATGCTATCACTAAGATGGTCCAACCATACGCAAATAACGTACCTTTGCTTGATGGTGAGGGTTCGTTTGGTTCAAGACTTGTTCCGGAAGCTGCCGCGCCACGATACACTTATGTTAAGATGAGTAAGAACTTTGATGCTTATTTTTCAGATACAGTGGTCGCTGATAAATCATTGGATCCAGAAGATCCAGAACCAGCGTTCTATCTTCCAATTATTCCTTGGGTGCTTGTAAATGGTATTAAGGGTATTGCTGTTGGATTCGCCACCGAAATTCAACCTCGTGATCCAAAAGAGATTGCTGAATTATGTGTAAAACATTTGAATGGTAAAGACATTCTCCAAGACCCACTTCTACCCTCATATCCAGATTTCTCTGGAGAAATATATGAAGAGAATGATAATATGTATTGTGAGGGAGCGTTCATTGTTCAATCACAAACTAAGTTAATTATCACAGAAGTTCCTATTGGATTCAATCGTGAATCTTATGTTCAGGTACTTGATAAATTGGAAGATGATGGCAAGATTGTATCATATGTGGACAGATGTGATAAGTCTGGATTCAAATTTGAACTAACTCTGAAACGTGGTAAGAAATTGACCAATAATCAGATTGTTTCTATGTTCAAGTTGAAGAAGAAATTAAATGAGAATTTGACTGTAATCAATCCCGATGGACAGTTAAGGGTGTATGACAGTCCTAATGAGATTATTCAGGATTTTTGTGATTATCGTATTACTAAATATGATGAAAGATATACTCATTTGATTTCTGTTGGTACAGAAGACCTTGGAATTCTTCAAGCGAAGATTCAGTTTATTGAAATGGTGCTTGATGGCACACTTGACTTCAACAACAAGAATCGAAAGGAAATCAAAAAAGAGTTGACACCACACTTCGAGTCTGATATAATTGATGTGTTGATAAAAATGCCTATTTACTCTCTTTGTAATGATGAGTTGACAAAATTGAAGAAAGAGGGCACAGCACTTTATAAGCAGATTCAGAAATGGAAGAAAGTGAATACTAAAAAAGAGTTTATGAAAGAACTAAGGGCTTTATAGTGGAATTTGTAGATAGTATACCAGAAGAAATGCCTGACTCAAAGAAAAAAGATGATGTTGGTCTTGAAATTGGAATGCTGAAATTTAAGAATGAAGTAACTCAACTTGAGTTAAAAAATGTTAAAATCACTGACCTCGAAGGGTTGAGAAATTTGATGTTTGATATATTAGAGGAATTTGAATGATACTTATTGATTTTAATCAGGTTATGATTAGTAACTTGATGATGAATGCAAAGACTCAAAATGATGTTTCTGAGGACTTGCTAAGACATATGGTACTAAACACGCTACGAAACTATAGAAAGCAGTTTGGTAAGACATATGGTGAACTTGTGATTTGTTCTGATAGTAGGCATTATTGGAGAAAAGATGTGTTCCCTTGGTACAAGGCTGGTAGAAAAGCTGGTCGTGAAAAGAGTGCCTTTGATTGGACAATCATCTTTGGCATCTTTGATAAGATTAGAACAGAACTAAAAGAGAACTTCCCATACAAGTATATTGAAGTGATGGGGGCCGAAGCTGATGATGTTATTGGTGTATTATGTAAGTATGAACACTAGAATGAAAAGATTCTGATTCTTTCTAGTGATAAAGACTTCATCCAACTTCATAAGTATAAGGGAGTCCAGCAGTATTCTCCAATGCAAAAGAAGTTTGTTAGACATCCGAATCCAATTGCATATGCTAAAGAGCATACAATTCGTGGCGACCGAGGCGATGGCATTCCTAATTTTCTTTCTGGTGACAAAGACCTTGTAGATGGCATTCGCCAGAAGCCGATCAGTAAGAAGAAACTTGAAGTTTGGTTGACTCAGAAACCAGAAGAGATTTGTGAAAATGCTGAAATGGGTGAACGATGGGATAGAAATGATCAACTGGTTAATTTTGAACGCATTCCGGAATTGCTTGTGGCTGATATACAAAAAGCATTTGAGAAAGATCCCAAAGGTGAGAGAAAGAAACTATATAATTATATGGTTATGAATAAATTGAATAATTTGATTGATGTGATAACTGACTTTTAATGAATGGAGAATATTTGTGGTTGAAAGAGCCACATAATTTTATTATGAATGAATTTTGTACTGTAATTGATGTGTTGAATAAACTGGAGTCAGATAACTCAAGACTCTTCAAATTAAAAGTGTTGGGAGATAATAAAGATAGTCGAATTCTCAAACGAGTGATTAAAGCTACCCTTGATCCATATACTCAATATTATATCAAAAAGATTCCTGAATATGATGAGAAGGAATTTATCAAGGATCTTGATTGGGCATTAGATATGTTAGACGATTTATCATCTAGGAAAGTGACTGGTAACGATGCCATTAAGCTCCTAAAGAGTGTTCTTGGACGTGTAACCCCTTGTAATGCAGAAGTTATTAAACGAGTTATACAGAAGGACCTGAAGTGTGGTGTATCTGTTGCTACAGTCAATAAAGTATTTGGTAAGGGATTTATTGAGAAATATCCTTGTATGTTGGCATCTTCGTATAACTCTAAAAACTTTGAGTCTATAAAATATCCTGCTCTTGTCCAGTTGAAGATGGACGGAATGAGAGCAAATATCATTATGAAAGAAAACGGTAGTGTTGAAATCAGGAGTCGAAGTGGGAAGACTGTTGATTTATTGAATCACTTCGATAAATACGTCCAAAGTATCTTCCATAAGCCTGCTACACTAGACAATCTTGATCATTATCGTGGAGCAGTGATTGATGGTGAGTTGATTGTCCTTGATGATGATGGAAAAATTCTTGACCGCAAAACTGGCAATGGAATTCTCAACAAAGCAGTTAAGGGAACAATCTCGGAAGAAGAGGCCAGTAGAGTACGAATGGTCGCCTGGGATATGATTCCTATTGATGATTTCAAGGCAGGTAAATGTACTATTCCATATTTTGATAGAGTAGATGTACTTGTCAAGCGAATGGAAGATGTGTATAATACACAAGAGGAACACTTGATTCAGGTTATTGACACTATTCCAGTTGATGATTTTGAACAGGCGCAAGTTCTATTCGAAGAGGCTCTGGATGCTGGTGAAGAGGGTATTATTGTTAAGAATGGTGATGCCCCTTGGGAAGATAAGCGTTCCAAGTTCCAAGTCAAAATGAAAGCAGAACTTGAAGTTGATTTACTTGTTCAAGCGTGGAATGAAGGTACTGGTAAATATGAGGGTAAATTAGGATCAGTAACCTGTACTACTAAAGATCATACTGTCCAAGTGAATATCGGCTCTGGATTCACTGATGAAGATAGAGAAATGAAGCCAGAAGATATCGTTGGAAAGATTATTACAGTCAAGTATAATGAGAAAATCAAAGATAAGAACAGTGTAACATCCTCGCTATTCTTGCCAATTTTTGAAGAGTTGAGACTAGATAAAACGGAGCCAGACAACATATGAGTTTGATAACAGAACAATATCCAGATATTTTTCGTGAGATTTCTTCTGGTAAATCGATTGTAAAACTACTAGATGAAGAACGAAAAAAGTCTAAGGAAGCGTATCAGCAAGGTTATCTTGCTGGAATCAAGAAAATGAAAGATGCTCTTCAAAATTATGACTGTGGTGAATGTAGT